CTTATACGTTGATAAAGCTATAACTTTATCATTATAAAAGTAGCTTTAGTATCATCAAATGATATTTTTGCGATAAGCACCTTAGAACGGTGTCTTTAGCAAATTGTTACTAATTAGTAATATCCAAAATCCCCTTATTTTATGCGTTAGATTTAATAAAAATTTTACTTGACAAACGCACTTTCATTCACTATATTAGTTTCGTAGTGTGCCATTCTCATATCTTCTATTTACTTAACATAACATGCCATTCCAAAAAGGACACAAACTTTCACCAAAGGTAGGACATCGTAAAGAACGAGTAGCCAAGTTAACTGCTAAAGAGGCTATTCAGAACTGTTTCTACGATCTGGGAGGTCTAAAGACATTTTCTAAGTGGGCGAGAAAGAACCAGACTGAGTTCTACCGTTTATTTGCGAAAACTATGCCTGTTGATACAAAGGTTAGTCAGCAGTCAACGGTTACGATTGTGGATGATCTGAGCGAGAAGAAAGAGGATAAGAGGGGAAGACCTGCCAACGTAATCCCTCTGGGAGAAGTTTCTGGTCAGCCAAGTTAAGTTATCTGAGGTTGTTGGTCGTGGTTACAAGGAGTTCTGGAACACATTAAGGCGTTATCGTGCTGTAATGGGTGGCAGAGCGAGTAAGAAATCTGCTACAACGGCACTAAACTTCATCAGTAACATGATGAAACTTTCTGGCTCTAATCTTCTTGTAGTTCGTAAAGTCTATAAAGACCACAAAGATTCCACTTATGCTCAGCTTAAATGGGCAATTAGACGACTTCAAGCGGATAAAGAGTGGGAAGCAAGACTCGCACCGCTTGAGATAGTTTACAAACCCACTGGTCAAAAGATTTTATTTCGTGGATTAGATGACCCACTTTCTATTACCTCTATAACTGTTGATGTTGGCTACCTTTGTTGGGCATGGTTTGAAGAAGCGTTCCAGATTAGTTCTGAAAAAGATTTTGATATGGTTGACGGTTCTATTCGTGGTCAGCTACCAGAGCATCTTTACAAACAACTTACCTTAACGCTCAACCCGTGGAACGAAAAACATTGGATTAAGAAAAGGTTCTTCGACACACCGAATGATGATGTGTTTGCACTCCAGAATAATTACTTGGTTAATGAGTTTCTGGATGAACAAGATTTAAGATACTTCGATAAAATGAAGGAACTTCACCCACGAAGATATTGGGTGGAGGGTTTGGGAAATTGGGGTCGCTCAGAAGGTTTGATTTTAGATAACTGGATTGAGCAAGAGTTTGATTGGCGAGAGGTCGCAAAAGAGAAACATATTGAGTCTTGCTTTGGGCTTGATTTTGGATATACGGCAGACCCTTCTGGTTTTATTTGTTCTTTGATTGACACTAAGAATCGCAAGATTTATGCTTTTGACGAGCATTACGAAAAGGCTATGCTCAACGATGATATTGCTGAAATGATTATCCGCAAAGGCTACGCCAAGGAGATCATAACGGCTGATTCGGCAGAGCCAAAGTCAATAGCAGAGATTAAGAAATATGGTATTCCAAGGATAAAGGGTGCGAGAAAAGGAAAAGACTCTGTTGCCAATGGAATACAATTCTTGCAACAGTTTCAGATTGTTGTTCATCCGAAATGTGTCAATCTTATTTTTGAATTAAATAATTACGCTTGGGACACAAGGGAAGGTAAGATTATTAATAAGCCCATTGATGATTTCAACCATTTAATCGACCCGTTGAGATATTCGGTAGAAAAATATTCTCGACCATCATCAATCAGATTTTTTAATAGCAGAAAAACAAAATGACAACTGGCTATTTCAATGTTACCGACCTGCTCAATCTAAAGATTCTTTCAGATAAAGGCATAGTTGATACGACTATGCTCAAGTCGCTCATTGATTCCGATGTTTCCTCTCAGTTCAAGAAAGATATGTCTGATTCTGTGAACTACTACGAGAGCAGACATGATATTCTTGCAAATGTTCGTCAGTATTATAGGGATGGTCAGCTTCAAGAGAACAAAGCTAAAGCCAACTACAAGATTCCTCATCCGTTCCACAAGATTCTGATTGATGAGAAGACCGCTTATTTAACTGGTAACCCGATCACGATTGGAATAGCAGGGGAAGAGAGCGGAGAAGTCAAGGCGAAGGATTACCGAAGTTCTTTAATGAACATCCTCACCGAAAAGTTTGATGATGTGGTTGCTGATTGGGTTTCTGGTGCTTCAAAGAAGGGTGTTGAGTGGATTCACTTCTACATCAACACGGCAGGGGAACTTAAATATGTTATCGTTCCTGCTGAACAGATTATCGCTGTCTATGATATGCAGTATCAAGACAGACTTCTGTATGTGATTAGATTTTATCAGTTTGATTTCGTAAAGTCAAATGGGAAGGTTGAAAGACGATACAAGGTTGAAATGTGGAGTGCGAGGAATGTTGAGTATTGGGAGCAGACAGATGGCGGTGGGTTTATTCAAGATTTGAGTTACCAATACAATCCATCTCCGCACTGGTTTGAGCAGTATGACACCACTGGCAATCCTATTATTGAGGCACATTCTTGGGGTCGAGTTCCTTTTATTCCTTTGCTGAATAACTCTGAGATGACAACCGACTTAAAACCCATTAAGGCTCTTATTGATGCCTACGACAAGGTTAAGAGTGGTTGGGCAAACGATCTTGAGGACTTTACCGAAGTTTTATACGTTATCAAGGGTCTTTCTAATCTTTCGCAAGAAGCATCTGCTGGACTTAGCGAACTTGCAATAGTGATTAAGAACATCAAAGAAGATGGTGCGATTTCTGTTGATGAGGATGGTGATGTAAAAACTATCAAGGCAGAAGTTCCCGTAGAGGCTCGGCAAAAGTTCCTTGATATTACTGGTCGTGAAATAATTTATTTCGGGGAGGGGTCTGACGTTACTGCGGATATGCTTTCACAGTCTCATGCCCCAAGTGGCGTAGCCCTCCAATTCCTTTATGCTCGGCTTGATATGAAAGCAAATCGAATGATTCGCAAACTCAAATCGGCATTGAAGGATTTTGTCTGGTTTGTCACCGAATACATCAATCGGACAGAGAATAAAAACTTTGACTATGGGATGGTAACTTTTACCGTTTCAAAGAATCAGATTTTCAATACAACTGAGAAGATTCAGAGTTTGGTTTCGAGTCAGGGAATATTGTCGAAAGAAACAATCCTTGAAGAGCATCCTTACGTTGAAGATGTGCAGTCTGAACTTGCAAGGATAGCACAAAGCGGTCACTTTGGAGATAATAATGCCACTCAAAAAGGGATTCAGTCGCAAAACAATCAGTAAGAATATTCGTACTGAGATGCACAAAGGAGTTAAAAAATCTCAGGCGGTTGCTATCGCTCTCTCGATTGCACGAAAAGCAAGACGTAAACGTAAAAAATAATTTAACTGGTTCTTAGTAGCAACTGGCAAAACGCTGGACTCCAAATCCAGAGTTCTCCGTTCAAATCGGAGAGAATCAGCAAGATGTATAACGCCTCTTTGTGATTTCTTGGCGATATAAGAAATGGGGTTACGCAGACAGTCTGCGATAACAACTGATAAACCTAAACAGGAGTAAAGATGGAACAGTTAAAAGAATTACTTGGCGAAGAGTTATATTCGCAATTAGTCGCAAAGCTTGGAGATAAGAAACTTGTTGTTGATGATGGCAAGCTTATCCCAAAGTATCGGTTGGATGAAGTTTCTGAGAAGAACAAATCTCTCAGCGAACAGCTTCAAAAATACGAGGGCGATCTAAAGACACTCAAACAGACCGCTTCTGGAAACGAGGAACTGACAAAGCAGATTTCCGACTTACAGAAGAAAATGAAGGAGCAACAGGAAGAGGCAGAGGCAAAGATGATTCGGGAGAAGAAATCTTTCGCACTAAAAGATGCCTTACGCTCGGCAGGGGTTCAGGATGATGATGCTTTGGATGTTCTCTCAAAGAAGTTTGACGTTGACAAGATTGAACTCGATGAAACAGGAAAACCGAAGGGCTTTGATGATGCGATTAAACCGCTGAAAGAAAAACCTGCGTTTAGTGCTATGTTTGGGAAGAAGCAAATTTCTGGACAAGAGCATCAACACGGTTTAGACCCTCAGTTGGGCGAATGGGCTGGCGACAAGAATCCTTTTAGCAAGAAAGGTCTTAATATCACGAAACAAATAGAACTCAAAAGAACAAATCCAGACTTGGCATCCAAGCTGGAAAAACTTGCTCAATAATTTAGGAGAACGATCATGTCAGCTTTAAGCACAGCAATCGCAAATATTTATGAACCTCAGGTCTGGTCTAAATATTTCATCGAATTAACAACTACAAAATCACTCTTGGTTCAGTCTGGTATTGCACAGGCAGACCCCGATGTAGTTGAAGCATCAAAACAGGGTGGACGTACGGTTTATATGCCTTTCTGGGCAGACCTTCCGAACTCTGATTCCGTTGCATCTTCGGTAGCAACAGATACAGATGCCACTATCACTCCGACTGGTCTTACGACTGGTGAGGATATTGCGGTAAAACATTTCCGCACAAAAGCATGGAACGTATCACCCATCGTGAAGTATGTAGCTGGTGATGACCCAGTACGAGTCGTGTTGTCTCGTCAGGCAAACTGGTGGGCAAGGGAAGAACAGCGTTTACTCCTGAAAACTCTTTCTGGAATATTCTCTGATTCGACAACTGCAACGGCTCTCTCTAATGATATTTCTGGTGAAGTAGCTACGACTGACCCTGCAAAACTCATTAGTTCCGAAGCCATTGAAAACACTCGCTTCCTTCTCGGAGATGCGTATGATAAGTTTACCGCAATTATCATGCACTCTGTTCCGTTCAAACGTCTTCGCAGTCTTGATCTGATTGACGATGTTCCCGTGTCAATGCAAGACCCGATGGCAGGAACAGTTCCGATGTATATGGGACTTCGTGTTCTCGTTGATGATTCAATGACAACCGCTTCAGGTTCAACCTCTGGGACGAAATATCATACCTTCCTGTTTGGAAGTGGTGCTATCGCCCGTGTTGACATTCCGCTTGTTGGCGAAGACCCGAATGTTGAATTATATCGTGTTCCTACGCAGGGAACTGGTGCTGGTTCTTCAACGATCATCACACGCAAATACTTCCTCCTGCATCCCCGTGGAATTAGCTATACTGGCTCGCTTTCTGGAGTTGTTTCTCCTTCAGATGCAGACCTTTCTTCGGATAACTGGACGAAGGTTTATAGCACGAAGAATATCCGTATTGCACGTTTAATCACAAATGGATAATTATTAAATCGTGGGGCAGGTAACTCCTGCCCTCACATTACAAGGAAAAGAAAAATGAAAAAATTTATGTTGCTTTTTATCATTTTGCTCTCTTCGTCAATGTTCGCACAGAACTTAAATTATACCTCAACGGATAATTTCGTTCCTAAGACATTGTATGCAGGGACTGAAATGAGTGCAAGAACAGTATCAAGCACTATGAGTGATACAACAAAATCGTTCACCTGTCGTGGCTATCAAGCCGTGTACGTAGGGCTTGAGAGTGCAACCAATGACAGTCTGCAGGTATATCTTGCGTATCGAATATCAAAAGATGGTTCTACCTATAACGCATTTACACTGCTCGATTCTTTGTCGGTAAGTGGAACTGTTGGCGTAGCGAACTATATCTCTCTCCCTGCAAAATGTATGGGTGCTTATGATGTTCAACTGCGTGTCTATGGTAATGCTTTAACGGGTGGCAATAACTCGGCTAATCCTTCGGCTACCTTAAAGACATACATTGTGCGTGTTAAAAATAGTGCTACAAAGATTAAATAACAATCGGGGGAGGTAACACTCCCCCACTTTTACGAGGAAATATGATATTTGGTGGAACTGGAATTGTAAAATGGAAAGGCAAGATTATTGCCAATTTCAATTATGATGGCACATTTGAAACAGACAAGCCATCTATAATTCAGCGTCTTACAATGTTGGGATATGGGAAGCCAAACGATTTAATCACAGAGACATTGTTCACAAAGAACAAGTCCAAGAGGAAATACAATGAAAAAATTATTTTTACTTTTATTTGTTTGTTCTTTTGCGTTCTCGCAATCAAACAATGTTGACACAACTCTTGCATCGAATAAATCGTTCTTTGCAACTACTTTAACAGGTAGCGTTGACACGGTTGATATTGCCTTTGATATGGACGCATTGAGGGCAGACGTTATTACAATCGTTGCGACTTCAAGTGCGGTTGATACGGTGTCGGTATTCGCTCTTGCCAAGAATGGAACAACTTGGATTCCGATGGGTGGAGTTGATCTGACGAGTAATGCTAATGTCGCAAGCGTATTTGGAACTACCACGACAAAAGAGATTAAATTAAACGCAATTCAGCCCTATAAGATTCGCCTTGTTTCCCTTTCCGATGATGGTTCTACCTGTGCTGTTATAGTAAATGCAAAGCGTCAGTTCTCTTACGAAAACTAAGGAAGACAATGGCTCAATTATACGCCATCACAACAGTAGAGAAGGTTTCCGATTATCTCAACCTTGGAACTGTTGAGGCAGATAAATCTAATTGGCTTGAAACTCAGATTGACTATGTTTCTGGTTTTGTAGAAACGTATTGCCATCGTAAGTTCAAAATACAAAGCATCTCAAACGAGATATTGAATGGGAATGGCAGATCACGGTTAAGACCGTATTTCTACCCAATCGTTCAATTATCTACTGAAGACTCTCCTACTGATGCTCAAAAACTTGCTTCGGTTCAATATCGTGAAAGTGTATCTGAATCTTGGACTGATATTGAAACAGATGTGAACAACATCCTCATCAATACACCTCCGCTTCACTTGCTTACAAATCAGACTCACCACACGATTGAATTAGTAG